TTGAAGTTTCCGAACACATAGTTATTAGCAGTCAATTGATTAGAAACGACTACAGGATAACCATTCACCATTCCATTCTCCGCCACGAATAAACCACTTCCTGAATCTTTAGCAGTAGTTTTTAGCGTACCGAAGTTAGCTGGATTAATGATGTAAGCTAAATCGCCTACTAAAGCATTATCAACAGCTATGCTAGTTTCAATTGAAACCATTTCTGCAAAAGTAGGCGCGGCGGCACTACTTAAAGAAACAGTATTAATACCAGAAGTATTAGTGATACCTGTTGGATTTCCACTAGAACCACTACCTTCTAAAGCACCATCATCAATTGCAATAGCCATTGATTTAGCTAAATCATCACGAATTAAATTCTCAACATCTAAAGATGATTGAATCATAAGCTGACGAGTTACATCAGTATGAACACCTACAGTTTTAGGTGACATAGTTACTGAGCCTATAACCATTTCAGACTCACCAGAAGCACCACCTTCTGCACTAATGAAAGCGGCAGATGAAGCTGATGTTTTCTTAGGGATTTTTACATCGCCTGAGAGTCCATTTAAGTTAGTAGCCAAAGGCATTACAGCAGATGCGTTACGAAGTGCATCAATAAAACTACCTGCTCTGAAATCCTGACCTACAAGACCAGCATCATCAGAAGCGTTTAAATCCCTAGTATTCCAATTGGACATTACTTCAGGTGGTAGCATTATGCCTTGTGCAGTTCTGCCATAGTGTTTAGATGCTTGTTCTGAACATTCAAATTCAAATTCTGCATCCCTTTGCGCTTTCCTATCAGTAGGATTAGCTAAAGCGTTGATAGCTTTCATTACAGAAAACTTTCTTACTTCTTTTTTAGTCATGCCAATTTCAGCAGTTTCTAAAGGCTTATCATTAGATATATTATCTAATAGTATTCCTCTAAATTCTTCTACTGAGTTGCCATCTTGGATTGCCTTGTCAGCTAAATCTCTTCTGTTGTGTTGAACAGCTAAATCTATAATTTCTTTCGAATTTCTTACAAATTCAGCTTTAGCTTCAGCAACAGATTGTTGTCTAACTTCATCAAGGTTTATTTCATTTTTAACTTCTTCAGTCATTGTTTTTACCTTTATGGTTGTTTGTTTATCTTCAGAACGACCTACACCGACAGCTTGAGATTGATCTGCTGGTACAGAAACAACAGACACCTCTAAAGGTGTAGTTTGTACTCTGAACATAGGCTTATCATCTTTGTCGCTTCTAACTCGTTCCATACTATTTATTTTATAGCCAACGCTGATATTTTGACGAATACCATCTTTGACATCTTGATAAATTTCTTCTGCTAATTCGCTTCGACCAAAACGAACTATTGCCTTTGCACTTTTTTCACCAGAATCAATTTCATATCTTTCGACCACACCAATCTGTTTAGTCATGTCATGGTCTAAAAGTAAAGGACTCCTGCCACTACCAATAAAGCTAGTGTCAATGTCCTCTTCAGAATGAGAAATTACTTCCATGCCAAAATCCCTTTCAACAGGTTCTTCGGAACTTACTCCAATTCTCACTCTTCTTTTTTCTTCATCGATAAAAGACGATCTTGAAAGGTCTAGAGTTCGATAGACAATATCGGACTTATCTAGTCTTTCTTCTTCATCTTTTTCTTCATCATAATGAAATGGTCGAGATTCCATATCTTTGTCATCATCTTCCATTTCTTCCATCATATCCTCATGTTTAGCAAACGATATTACATAAGTATCGTCTGTTTCCTCAACATTTAGGATATGTCTATCTTCTTTATTTTCCATAGATTTATCCTCTTTGTTTTTGGTTGATAAAGGATGCCCTTCAGGGAGCAAGTCTGTGTCGTGTTTGCCACTTCTAAATCTTCCATTACGCAAAGCGTATAAAAAAGAATTTATTCGTGCAATCGCCCATTGTTCAGGACTGCTTACTGAAGGTCTTACAGAAGCTGGATTAGTCTTAAAAGCACCAATCCCTCTTTCATAAACTTTTGATAATACTCCGATAGTAGTTCTTTTAGATTTAACATCGCCTACTTCTTCATTATGTTCTTCTACTTTATTTTTAATTGTTTCTAGAGCCTTGCCTGATACTGCTCTGGTTTCTTCTTCTTTTTTCATTTTTTCTACTAATCTTCTTGACCAAGCAAAACCTGCATCACCACCCCATAATGCCCAAGCTATTCTACCATTAGAAGGATAACCTTCTTCTCCTGAACTAAAACCTTCAGCTTCTTTATCAACTTCATGCCTACTAAAAAAACTAAACATTCTTTTGATTGTAGAATCAGATAAGTTTTCACCTGCCACTATTTGTCTTGCTCTTACAGCACCAACTCTTGTTCCACCACGACCAAATTCCTCTCGCCAATCAAGACCTTTTTCTGCTTCAGCTTTCATTCCAGCATTAGGAATCGCCATTATCATCACCACCTTGAATGTCAGGTTCAACAGGCATTTTCATACCAAAAGGTTGAAATGCTGTTTTGATACCATATTGCTCTGCTAACTTCTGTTCTCTTTCGTGCTGTTCAAATAACTCCTCAACATCTCTACCATAGTTTGCTTGAACATCTTGAAATGTCACTAGACCTGACTGCATACCACTAATAGAAGCCATCATTTCTTTTTGTGGATCAACCCACGAAAAGCTTCTTGGTATAAAGTTTGCTGAATTTGCAAACTTATCGTATCTGCTCATTGGCAAAGGTTGGTTGGCACTTGGAGATGTTGAGATAGCACCACTTGATATTGACATCTCTAACCATTTTTCAAATACAGGTCTAACGAAATGGTCAATGGTAAATCTTTGATATAGCCTGTACATTTCTCTATCCTCTAATGCACCTGCTCTTAATGAACTGTAATTAACAGAACTTAAATCATTTGTTAAAGCGTGATAAGAAATATTTAAACCTGATGCAATACTTCTTAAAACTTGTGTACTAAATGATTCAAAAGCAGATGTAGGATGGTCAGGATCAAATGATTTAAAATCCATTCCAGCAGGTAATTGTTCAAAAGTTCCTGCTTCAGCGTTCATTATTGGTACATATTCTTCATCTTCTCCATCGCCTACATAAGAATCTCCATCTTGACTTGTAAAGAAACCCATCTTACTAGCTGATACTCTTGCTGAAACTATTTCAGCTTCTAAATAACCATTTAATAATTTTATATTTGCCATAGCTGATGTAGTAAATGGCACACCTCTATTTTGTTCAGGTCTACTTGGTATATAAGCGTGTATTAAATCTTCAGCATTTACTCTGATATGCTTTTGCGTTGCATAGTATTGGTTATCAAAAGGATGATTTTTAAACAGATAATAAGCAACAGGTTTTCCATTAGGACTAACCTCGACACCCATTTTTATTTTGTTGCCACCCCTTTCAGGATTGTCATTTTTAGTTTCATCTAAATGATCTGCTTCTAAAAACTCTATTTGATAACCAAATTCTGAATCTCTTGATTTAACATGGCGAACCAATACTTCACCATCTCTTGCTAATGCTTCAATAAATAATTTTTGACAGTCAATAAAAGTTAATCTGCCATTGGTTGTACAAGAACCAAGTTTGCACCATTGTCGCCACTTCTCTTCTATAATTCTATTTGCTATTAAATCTAATGAGCCATCATCATTTCTTGCTTTCATAGACAACCTGATACCATTGTTACCAACAATATTGGATTGCATAAGATTCAAGTATCTTTGCACATAGCTATCATTTCTTGCTAAATCTCTTGATCTATCTCTTAATAATCTTAAATTATTTTTTATTTCTTCATCAGCAGATGTTGAAGTTTGCATAAAATCTGCAAACAATCTACTTGTGTTTGCACCTTGATATTTTCTTATATAAGGTGCTTTTTTTCTTTTTGGTTTTCTATTAAATCTATCGTACCAAGCCATTAGAATTTAACCTCAATAGTATTACCTGACCTTTGTTTATTTTTAATTCTAGCCTTTTTGATTTCTTCTAAGTATTCTACTTTGTATCTATCTCTAAATGTTAAAAGTTCATCTATAGACATTCTTGATAAAGAACGCCCAGCTATTGAAAAAGATGATTGATCTATTGAAGCACGATTCTCAAGAACAGCTTGAATATTATCAAGACATTTTTTTGCGTGACTTCTTAAATCAGCATTGGTATTAGCTAAATTTTTGACTACTGTTGTTCTGCCTGTATCAACTCTTATTCTTTGTGAATCAGAAGTCCTAGTAATAAATGCGTTCCAAATAAAATCACCATCTGCATAACTAGCTGTAGTTGATGATACTACTTCAACAAAATAAGTATCATCAGCTTCGGTAGCAGTAATATCAAATTTATGTGAGCCACCACCGCCTGAATCTTCATGGAATTCATAAGTAAGAGCATAAGCAGATGTAGGATATTCGTCAGCTAAATCATCTCTGCGCCATAATAATCTATCGCCTACAACAATAGTATCTGGTTCTTGAGTTGGATAATTGGTTCTGTCAAATGCGTTGGACATACTTTATATACAAAAATTTCTTCTAAAAAAATAGAATTAAAAAGCATTTTATCATTAAAAGGTAAATAAAATTAATTTAATTTATTTGCAAATAATAGTTGTAAATCTCTGAAAAATCATTAATATAATAGGTATAATTTATAAAAAAGGAGAAAATTATGAAAAGATCAAGATTAGACAGTGAAACAGTAATATATGAATCAGATGAAATGAACATTCTATTTTACAAGGGCATAGAGATTTGGAAACAAAAAGCTATGAAAAATTTTATAGTAGTATGTAGCTTTCAAAAAGATGGTGTTTCTTATGACAATCCAAGAACTAGTTCTTTGCAAGATGCAAAAAACTTTATTGATGAACACACGATATAGTTAAAATCTGAAAAGAAGCCACCTAATCAGGTGGCTTTTTTTTACCAATCATTAACCCAAGTATTTTTTCTTCTGCGATTGATTAGATTCTTTCTTTTCTCTTGTTTCGGTTGTGCTTCTTGAGATTCACTTTTGGTTTTTATTTTATTTAGATTTGGAGAAAGAATATAAAATCCAGCAAGAGCATAAACAAAATTATCAAGACTTTCATTCCTTTCTCTTGTTTGTTTCCAAACTAATTTCTTTTGTCCACGATGAAACTTAATAATTCTTTTCTCTGCTGTCAGTTGTTTAAAATATTCTTCATCAACTGTACTTGGGAAATGGATATATCCAGCTTGATCTTCTTCTGCAACATTCAACCAACTAAACAAAGTATCTTTGGCAGTATCAGTTCCGATTGGATAAAGACTTACTCTTTGTCTGCCTGATTGTGTTGGTCTATTGGCAATTGGTTTACCACTTATGCTTTGACCTTTGATAGCAAATACTCTTCTGCCTTGTCTTGGCTTTACAAAACCATAAACACTTTGCGTAGCATAACCTGAATCAATACAGGTAATTGCTATTTTTAATTTATGATTATTTTCTTTAGTGAATGATGATAATAAATATTCATCTAGTTCTTTCCATACTTCCAATTGGTTAGGATCACCCCAAAAGATTTTGTATTCAATTACATATACCTGATTATCTGCCGACCATCCGACAACTTGTGCTTCTAATCTATCTGACTGACAGTCAATTCCACAAGTAAGCACAACGACATTTTCAGGAATAGTTTCATGGTCATAATTTTCTCTGCGATTTAATAAACTATCGGATTCTATCTCTTCACCTTTTTCTGCAAAACATTCGCCTAATGATGTATTAACCCAAACTCTTAATTGTTCAGGATTATTTTTAGCAATCAAAAATGATTCGACAACTTCTTTCCATGTTCGCCATGATGAATACAATTCGTTTAAATGAAAACCAGCTACATTACTTTTGTTGCCTTCTTGAATCCACTTACCATTTTGCATCATGTAAGGTTTATCAGATTCATCAATTAGAACTCCACAACTTTTACAAACATAATTTACATTTTTTAAATCATCATCCCATTTAATGTTTGACCATTCTAAATGCTGACAGGTTTTACAATGTGGACAAGGCACATGATATTTCCTTTGGTCTGATGTATTCCAAGCATCTTGGATTCTACTCATGCCATCTATGGTTGGTGTAGATGTCATAATGATTTTACGATTCCAGAAGGTTGAAGTTCTTTTCCTTGCCAAATCTACAGGGTCTCCCTCGTTTGTGATTTGGTATCTATCAACTTCGTCCAATAAAACAATCCTACATGGTCTTGATGATAATGATGCTGGTGAATTACTTCCCGAGATAACTACAAAACCACCACCAAATGATTTAGATAATATGGTATTACCACTATCTCTGCTTTTAGAATCTTTAACTTTACCTCTAAGAGCATCAGAAGCAGTTATCATTTTAGATAATCTTTGTGTAGAAAAGGCTCTTGCCATTTCTAGTGTTGGCATAACTACCAACATTGGCGCAGGATCGTGCGCAATATGATAACCAAGTATATTTAAAAGTATTTCTGTCTTGCCAACTTGAGCAGATGACATGATAACAATGCTTTCAATATCTCTATCATTGAGTGTGTCCATGATGCCACGCTGATATTCAGCACGACTTGTTTTCCATTGACCAGCTTCAGCACTAGATTCGGATGTTAAGACTCTATGATTATCTGCCCATTCAGAAACTTTAAGCTTCTTTGGTGGTTTGAAGGTCTGTATCGACTGTTTCCAGATTATCTGTAGTGTTTTTTGGAAGTCCTGAGTTTGAGAGTTCATTTAATGCTTCGTGTACTTCAGTTGTTATTAAATCTTCTACTTCAGCATAGGATTTAAGACCTAAAACCTGATGTGTTACTTTTGCAGGTATATTTAATAGCTTTGAACGACAATTTGCAATAAAGTTTTGCCAAGTATCAATAACATCATCAGAATGTACTAATTTACTTGATAATACTGCTACTTCTATTTCTTTATGATCTGCCTGATGTTTTGTAAGTCTTAGCTTTTCTTCGTTTATGTCATTAGGTACATCTTTTAAATGCAATCTTGCTCTTTCTCTTAGGTATTGTATGTAGGCTTTACGACAAGCATCCATGTCCATACCACCACGACCAATGCCCTTTGGCAGTATGCCTTGTGATACTAAATTAGAAATATACTGTTTTGTTAAGCCTAAATGTTCGCCAACTTCCTTTTGATTAGCCATTTTTACCACCAATAATCTGCTGATGCTTCATTAACTGTAAATAATCTACTGTAGGTATAGATTGTTGTTGTTGTGGTTGTGCCATGTCTTACTTTTTGACCAATTTTTTAGACAATCTACGCCTTTTTGACTTATTCATGCTTGAAGTCTTTAGTTTTCGCCTACCAATGCTGGTTTTTTTGTATTTATGCTTAACTTCGTTGAATTTTGTTTCTTTTCTTACTTTTGCCATTTTCTATCTTAAATAAACTTAATACTTGTAAGCTGTGACTAAAAAAATAATGCGTCTACTTCTCCTTTTTCTCCTT